TCTATCTTGACCAATGATGGCGAGGTTGGCTCTTTCTACAAACGCTTCAAAAGCCACCCCGTTGAAGTCCGTTCCAGCATCGGCGAGGAGAAGCTTCGTATTCGCCTGATCCGCGATAATGAGTTTTCGCCTCGAAGCTTCCTGGTATTGAAGCGGACCGACGTTATTATAAGTTACCGCCGCGCCAATGGTGTTATAGGTGAGGGTAGATGGCGTTTCAACTACACCCGTTGCAGCGTGTTCACCTCTTAGCGGACGAAATCCTATCGTATTAGTCCGATAGTTCCACACAAGCGCCATGTTACAGCGCTGTTGTCCATTTTCCGGATAACAGAACCAGGCTTCATCTTGAGCAGGGTTATCTACAGTAAAGGAGCGAGTATAGAATTGTGGGTCAATAGCAGCATTAAGCTCTTTTCTCACCCGTCTATGTATAATGCTTTCGAAGTCTTGACCATTAAACACACCTAGGTCTTGTCCATTGTGGGTAAAGTGAACTTGGACCTTTTGAAGCGGAAGGGAGATAGGCGTGGCGCAACGTTTAGCGAGAATCCCAGAAGTCTGCAACGCCGTGTCGAAGGCCATGATGAGCTGGCCCCCCACATGCCTCATCGTCCACGTAGACTCCGCTTTATATATAATGAACGCGTCACGAAGAGGTGCGCCCCAAAGGATTTCGCCCGAGTTCACATCGGAGAGATCGAAATCAAGTGCATCAACAGCTGGGTCGGTTTCATCCCAGGAGGTCGGTAAAGTTCCCGGCTCTGCGCTATCGGAGACAAGTACTCGATGAGGCCGAGTATCAGCGGGACTAATTGTATTGAGCGCGACAAGATAGTTCTTATACTGTCCAATAACAGCTGCGGTTAAGTCTGCTGGCCAGGCTGGAAGGTCCGCGAAGTCAGTTGCCGCGCTGATAGTGGCCCAATATTGAGGCGGCCCATTCCCATTGTTAAAGATAGGAATTCCCTGATGGATGACAGAATTCCAGTCCTCCGGGTTATCAGCGGTATAGTCTCCCGCCTGGGATACATCCGTATGCGCCCCCGAATTATACACATAGATTTTCGACCCCGCTCCAATTGCGGAGGCATATAGCCAGAAGCTCTCCCCTCCATTTTGGATATTATTCAGGTGAACAGGAGCGACAGATGGGGGGTCCATGATAGCAGTATCCCCCAGAAACCGAACCGCTTTGGCGTCGATAAATCGAACGTTGCTGGCATCGGTCCAAGCTTCTGGGGGTTGCATGGCGGAAGGCTCGTCAGAAACGATCCCGTGCCGTGCGATATTCGAGACGGTGATCTTTGGCATCAGTGGGCCTTAATAATCCACTTAACGTTCACGTTACGAGGACGGGTTTCGTTACCGCCTGCGCCACCGACTTGTTGACCCTGTGTATTGGTTGGGGTTCCTGTAAATTCTGGATGGTTAACAGGGGCATTATTGTCCATCATCATGCCGCCCGTAGTGTCGTTGCCGGCGCTCGAGGAGTTAGCCATACGAGTTGTATGACCATGCAGAAGTAATTGATGCCCCTGCTTAGTGCCAACATTGGCGCCAGTTGTTCCGTCTCCTCGATCTGTACGTGAGGCAGAATCAGGATCACGGGATGTGCCAGGGTCCATACCTCTAAGAAACTCCCCCTGATAATCCGGGATGTAAAAATGAGTTCCATCCGCAGCACCGTAGGTCACCCCAATGACAGTAAAGAGATCGGGGTAAGTAGTGCGGAGGAGAGAGGCTCCATTACACTCTAGCCATCCTGTTGGTGGGGATGCTGCGGCCCAGGCGATAATAGCTCCGGCAGGGACAGGAAATGTCCAAGCGGTCGTTTTGGGGGAATCATCCGTGGCTTGGAGGAATTTATTTACATCAGTAGCCGCGATGGTTGGGATAGGATCGGTCTCAATGACTGCTTTTCCGTTAGTTTTGAAGTAGGCGAGAACAGTATTAGCAGTAGTTCCATTACACGTAATGAGGGCGTGATCTCCAGCGGCGGTCGTGATATTTGCCGCGGAAGGAAGATTGAGGGTAGTAGCGTGATGGGTCAACTGGCGAATAGCATTGAACCGGACAATTTTTGACTGCCCATCCGTACCGGAGGCAAAGCCGGTAATGGTCGTTGTGCCGAGGAGATTGGCATAATTGGTCGTAGCTGCCCAGAGGGCAGGGGTAGCAGCATCGGCAACGTCTGCTCGTACTTGCTCAAGATACTTCGCAAAGGTTACGTTGGGGAAGGAAGATTTGAGGACTGACTTAATCAGCCTCATATGGTCATCCGCCTGGAGAAGAAAGTCGTCTGCATCCGGATTAGTTGCGGTGAAATCGTTGATAAACGTCGCGGCTTCTAACGGCATTAGAGGCTTTCCCCCATAGACATTCTCCGATTGGCGATCTGCCGGGAGACGGTGAAGTCGGTAATGCTCTGTATCGCTGCGCCCTTTTTCTGCTGGAAGAAGGACATAGCAATGGAGTCTCGGATAGCGTGGGCGTAGACCTCTCCAGCCATGCCGATTAATATCCAGGGAGCATATTTAAGCCAGCGGTTCTCATCAGTACCTTCAACAAGGATAGCTTGCTTCTGGTAGTAGATCATTTTGAAAGAATATACCTCCGCCGGGGTCGGGAAAATGCGGAAGTAGTCACCGGTGAGAGCATAGGCAAAGCGGTAGTTTATGCGGTTGTAGTCGGCTTGCTCGTCGGAGAATTTCGACTGATACGCCCGAAGGTCATCGGCATCGTATTTGTTAAGAAGCTTCTCCCCGCCAGAAGGAAGTTGAAACCAGAGACCATCCTCCTCCCACTCCATCATGAAATCGGAAGGAAGTTCGATGCGTTCCTCCTCATCGATATTTGACGTAATTGATCGCTCGGTGAGGAGGAACCAGGGAAGAGGCTCAACGGGATAGGAGGTTTCAATTTGCTCTTGCGCATCCTGGATGCAAGCGATGATGTCAGCATCCCCGCTCTGACGAAACCCGCATTGACGCTTGATAATACCTACAGCTCGTGTGAGGTTCATGTTACTTCGTCCTCTTCTACCCAAGTACTATCTGGGGGAGCTTGCCCTGCCCAGGAGCTTAAACTAGAAACCGGTTCTACCCAAGACACATCGGTTGCGCCTTCCTCAGGCCAGTTAAAATAACCTATCGTATAGGTTAGTTCATAGCCAAGAAGAGAGAAGTCACCGCTATCTAGATGTAAGCTAATCGACCGATCTAAATCCCCCCCTGTTAGGGCAAATGAGCCATTCGCAAGCTGAACATTTACAGCTACTGCAAGTACCTGGCCTGTTAATATAAAATCTCCACCTCCCAGTACACTAACAAACTGGACTGCTAATGCTTGACCTGTAAGAGAAAAGTCACCGCTCTCCAGGAGGATGGTGCTAACTGAACCTCGGGTTAGAGTTTGTAACCCATTCTGGAGAAATGGCGGGCGACGAAAGTATCGTCTATAAACCCCCCAGGACATTAGCCACCTATTTCTTCAAACGTCACAGTTCCAGAAATTGTGATGGAGTCAGCAGGGGTAGACTCAAGTTCAAGCGTCCAGCGATTTCCAGGAGATATAGTAGGTCGAGTCTCCGGCGTGTAAAGACGCTGAAAGGGGACGCGGATGTTCCATACATGGGCCTCAAGCTCTTCAAGCGTTCCCGAGCCTACAGCCATAATAGTTGTGTTATTTCGTTCGATGGTCCCGCCATAGGCCGCATCCCCATCTTCGATTGCATGGGGGGTTACGGTCGCACCTCCTGAGCCGGATGTTACTGCCCCAACTCCTCGATTTGTAGTGATGACAAGCTGTTCCTCCGCCGCATCGGCAAGCTCGGTCGATTGCGCAAGCGTCCATTCATGGATGCGGGTTATTGCGTCAGTAGGGCAGAGGATTTCGAAAAAATCCTGCACCGCTGTTACTGCGATGGACTTAAAAACGGCTGTGTGCATACGTCCCATTTAACGCCTCAAAAGAGTTGTGATGCTCGAAGGATTGCGGAAGGGGGGAGATAAGGTGGCGCCGGCAACATTGTACAGAATTTGAAGTACGGGAATAGTGCCGCCTAGCTCAAATGGGTCTATGGTCAGATAGTGACCTCCTGCCGTAGCAGCGTTAAAGAACCCGAAAGCTATATCATTATTCGAGGCCCAACCTGCCCTAGCTAAAATCTCCGCTACTATAGAAGTCACTGTAACTGTATTAACCGCATTATTAACCCAGTTGGCTTTATTTGTGACCGCTGTTGTCTTTACTATATTTTTAATTCTGTTACCAAGGTCGGAATAAATCGCTGCATCGTCAACATCGTTACCGAACACATTTATATTCGGCGTCCCAACGTCAGTTGAAGAGAGACTAAGCGTCGCGGAGGTAATTGTTGCACCTACAGGAATAGGTATTGTTTGAAACCTAATTCCTGCATAGTATCTATAATCTCCTAGCCTCCCCGCTCTCAAACCCAGACCGTTGCTACTAAATTGTGAAAAAGTTGCACCCCCTCCATTCCAGGTGGAATTTGCGTCATCGGCTGAGGCTACAACAGTTTCGTTAACAGTAGGGTCAATTAAAGCAGGATAAGTAACCTCTTCTGTATAAACTATACGTTTTTTATTTCGAAGGAGCTTAGAGGAAGTTGTTCTTCCTGTCCATTCTACCTCAACTACACCCGATATTTTATCCCGCCGCTCTACAAGCTCTAACCGCCGTCCGCCTGAGTCTTTACCTGTAAGAGGGTTGATTAAGTCCATATCCCCAAGAATTTTCCAGCGCCACTTACGCGGGCTATTTTTGGAGTGGAGGAATAATAAGGTCGAACAGCCTACAGGTAAGGGTTGAATAACGTAATCTGTATCTAATCCAACCTCCGCCCATTTAAATAGTTCACCCTCGACAACTGGAATTGAGCTAGAAGTCTCCAGCTCAACACTAACACGCTTTCCATTAAGAGAGTTATAGGCATAGGCTGGGGTTACGTTGGAGACGCATAGGGAATATGGGCAATCTCGAAGGGTATATTGATTTCGCCCCTCATCAAAACGAGGCGTTAAATTAATGGTTCGGAGTTTACCCTCATTTTCAAAGTGTAAAGGGTACTTTCCGAGAACTAATTTACGCTCACCTCCCTCAAGCGCATAGGTCTTCGAGTTAATTGTTCGCTTATGCTTAAGCTCTTGCATTTATAAACCTCGCCCGCTCAATTTGAGGGATAAGTGCAGCCGCCTCAACATTAATAGGCCAGTTTAATGAGGCTAAAGCTTTATGCGGATTTTCTAGGACATCGTGATACTGCAACACATCTACGGAAATAAATGAACGACGATCGCGTAGGATTTCAACGACACCGTCCATCAGTTTATCAAAAACCTCCGGCCGAGGAAGCGCACTATCAGACCCAAAAAAAGCGGTTAAAGATACTCGAATTTCCTCAACCGGCCTCCGCATAAACACTACTCTATATTGAGAGGGAGGAAGTCTAAGAACCCCTCCCCACAAGGATTTTATCAAGCATCCGTCATAGCGGATATGCAAGTCCCCGCTAGTATAGTCTTCGGCGTCAAGCTCATAGTAACTATCATTTGGCTTATAATTCGCCTCTCCCCAACGTGTGGTCATAGCCTCATCTCTCCGCTTAGAGTAGACGGCTTTTAGCCCCCCTGCTTCTAACGCCTCCATCATCATGGAGGTTCCCGTCCGCATGAAGCCTGAGACAATATATAACATGGCTATTGAATGGTTATTGTTGTTGCGGCTAGGTCGAGATTTAGACTATTACCAACAGTTAGTGTAAGCGGGGCTCCTAAATCCCACCAACCTATAAGTGGGTCAGCTGGGGAAGTAGGCGTATCGTTATAGAGAGCTAGGTATTGAAACGCCGCCATTGATCCACCGGAGGCTGCCCAGGCAGATGTTACATCCGCAATAACAAGGCTATAAAGACCCCCAGTTTGGCTAGAAGAGGCGGGTACTACGGTTATACCTCCCGCAGTATAACCATTTCCGGCAGCGATTTCTGTAAGGTCAGCTTTTACACTGTTACCTGCAACAGGAGCAACGTTGGTTAGCATAATCTTGAGCGTATCAGCGGCGAGGTTATGAACCCCTTCTGCAAGATGCTCAACAAAAGCGTTGAATTTATTAAAAGCTGCCATCGATTAATCCCCCGGGAGGTCATCTGCATCCATCATCGCGGTAAGGTCAGCAATGCCGGAGGGTTTGGTTGAGGCGCTCATATTCGGCTTGCCTTCGAGATCGATTTCGATCCTTCCAGGATGGACTTTTATCGGGCGGTCTTTGCCTTTATTTTTCTCATAATCCCAAGGGATGTCGTAGTCTGTACCTTTATATGGAGCCCGAACGGATGAAACTGTCCCTGCCGCTTTGACCTCCACCTGGGAACCGATCCCAAATTGGGAGATGTCCACGCCAGGATCAACTCCCATTTCAAGACATTCTCCGCCGTATTCTTTCTTCCGGACGTACATGGGATAAACCCTTTCTATGCGTAATAGAGCGCACCGGTTATTTGATTGAGGACAATAGCGGTGGTGTCACTGTCGGCGACGAGGCTGGTTATACCAAGTCCAATTCCGAGTGGAAAACCAATAAGAATTGGTATGCTCCAGTATATCACCCATCCAGCTGGTATACAGATTGTCTCAACGGGGGTATCAGTTCCTATTATTGGAGCGGTAGCTTTATTATAGAGCTTGAGAAAAGCATTTGCCACTCCAACATTACACAGGTTTACCCCGAAGACTCTACCCCTCGAGGATTTTACTAGAGTGGAGTTTGTCGTCGCAGCGGACATAATTCGATGACGGAACCCAGTAGGGATACCCATAAGAAACCTCCAGGCAAAGAAAAAGGGAGGAGGGACGAACCCACCCTCCCCGATTTACGAGAGACAAAGTTGAAGCTTACGCGATTACGAGCGGTGTGCCTTCGATATTCGGCGTCGACCACAGCAGATGCCAGGTTCCCCGGGCGAAAATCATCGCCACGCAGTCGCCGGCTGTAACCATTGTAATCGTCGTCGAACTTGCACCGGCGAAGTTGGTCGGGGTGATAATAACGCTACCCCCATCCGTCTCGTGGATGAAGATTTTGATTTGACCGTCTGTGCCATCCGCGAGGGTAAGCACATCGGCGCCAGTAGACTCGAGAAAGCTAACAACAACATCGAGGCTAACTGCAATGACCGCCGCAGCACCGACACGCTTCTCATTGGTAAGTTTAAACAGACCCATGAAGAGGGTATCTTTAAGAGTAGAGTCGAAGAGGTTTTGACGCATTTGGTCCTCCTATGGCGTCGGATCGAAGGTCGCCAAGTTGCCGTGATAGGCCATCGTAAGGCCGCCACGGTCCACCTGGATGGAGGCTTCGGTTTGGTAGAACCCTCGCCGAACGTCTTCGTCCTTCGCCTGAACGTCATCCTTCGACTTGGTATCGCGGTTTTTCATCGCGACATAGCGGAGGGAATCGAAGTCGGTGAAGAACGCCGAGGCGGAATACTTCCCATGCACGTTCATCAGCGGGTGGGAACGGAGGTAGATGCTCCCCTGCGGCATCCGGAAACGCATGAACTCGAAGCCGAAGACCTTGACCGGGCCGACGTAGTTGATGTCGGAATTCGTATCGCTCGCAACCATCTTGTTGAACGTATTAAGATACAGGTTGCCGCAGAAGCCGATACGCTCGTCACCACCACCGGTCTCATAATCGAACATCGGATAGAGGCTGTCGAGCATGAGATTGACGGTAGCTTCATCCGTACCCCAGATTTTCGTCCGGGAGGCAGGGATGAAATCACGAAGGCCGCCCATATAACGGAGCGGTTTACCGTTCGTGCCGGTGGTCTCGAACTTCTGGCCGTAGAGAATGGCCCACTCAATACCGCGAGCATGATCGAAGGTTTTACGCTTCTTATCGTTGCTCCAGGCATTACCGGTGCGGTAGGTTGTTTCGTCCGCCGTCCCGGTCAGCTCGTAGGTGTCTTTGAAGATTTGAGTGTAGTTGTTGTACTTGATCGGATTGCGGGAGACCGCCTGCGGTGCCGGTGTACCCTCGGCGTAGGCAGAGCCGATGAGGGTAAGAAA